CCAAGTCGGCAAAATAAACGGTCTTGGTGGCGTGTGGCGCGTGCCTTTCTCGATCATGTGAGCATAGTATCCATCCGTTTTGCCAAATGGCCCAAAAACGCCCTGAGCGGTTCCCTTTGCTAATTTAGCGCCTACAAAAACGGCGTACTTGCTTTGCCTAAATCGTAGCACGTCAAACGATGCCGCGAGGTTGCCAGGATAATAGGTCGCTACTACATTGCCTCTGCCCTTTGGCGCTCGCATACTTTTAACGAGTTTTGCAGTGCTGTACCTTTTGTGAACTTTGCGGCCGTGTGGCGCTGCTCGGTAAAGAGCGGCTACTACCGGCTTGGCTGACTTGGTTAGAATAGCGCTCGTCCCGCGTTTGGCGTTGCGCGCTATCTGCCTAAATTCTTTTAACAGCTCCTCGACTTCCTTTGCTAATTGTTCGTTCATTCTGTTACCTGTGTTTCAAGTATTAAACGATCGTTTCTGCCCTGTTCGGATATACGAATTATGTCCCAGTTGTCACCGTTATAAACAACACGATCAATTACCGTTACGTCTGTTTTACGAATCTCAAAGTTTGCCCGGTTAGTTGCATAAACCGCGCCTTCTGTAACGTCTTCACGGACTCCGCTTTTTGGGTACATAACCGCTGCCCAAACAGTTAGCAAGTTAGACCAAGTTTCCACGCGTTCGCCGGTCGCATTTTCGACCAACGCACGGCGTTGAATCGTAATTTGTCTATCCAATTTGCCAATGGTTTCCTTTTTATTGCGCATCATATCACAAATCGAGTATAGGGTGACATAAAGCGCTCTGATGCACGTATAACAGCGTCCGAAGGTGAATCGGTGCGATTTTCGTAAATGTCCGCTAAAATCAAAAATACTGCAATCTTTAAATTAGCAGGAACCGCCGCCGCGTTCGCATATCCTGTCGAGTACGTGACTTTAACTTGGAATGGCTCTGCGGTTGCGTTCCATCCATCGACGGGAACAACTACTCCCCTTTGGCTTTGTGTATGCTTCTCGATAACATATTCGCTGGATGCCAAATTGGTAAACGTCGCCGGATTTGTACTAACCGAATAACCTATCGACGTGAGCGCGCTAAATGGCGCGTAGGTTAAATTGAATGGTTGGTCATCGTCCGGAAAGCTTCGGTAAGTTTCCACTACCGTAGCGCCCAAAAGCGACATTTGGCAGTATTGTTCGACAAAGCGAATTGCCGCCCGCAAATAGGCCTCAATTATAGTATCCTCAGCGCTCCCCGTAACGCGTAAATGCGTTTTAGCCTCATCGACTGTCACGGGCAAGGAGGAAGAGTAAGTAAGCTCTATTGCGGACGGCAAGTATTTCATTTTAACGCTTTGTTGCTTTTTTTACGATTGCGTCTGTGGCCGCTTCAATTAGGACTTCTGCAATAACTGCCAGCCCATCTTTGATTAGCCGCTTGGCGCGTGATTCCGGTACGTCTTTATGGATGCCTTTCCCGTATCCAAAGTCGCCGTCCTCATCATGGCCAACCAAACTATCTAAAACGCGAATAGTCATAATTAAGCGGTGATTAGGTGCTTAACTGCTGCGGTGTCAAGTAGTTTTGCGTCCCAACGAGCAAAGCCAAACAATCCAATTTCGCCAGTGCCCATGTATAGGTATTCGTTCCGCAAAATTTCGAGCGCGCGAGATTGGCGAACCAAAAACTTGCTGAAATCGCCGAACAAAATCAACTTGGAAGCGGTGTTGATTGTGCTGTCCATGTCCTGGTTGATGACGTATTGGAATCCGTCAATTGTTGCAGGCTCTCCCACGATAAAGGAAGGCTGCCATAATGGACGCGCGTCAGATGCTCCGATTGATAGCTTTTTGATGTATGCAAGTACATTGTCGTGCATCATAAAGCGGCCGTTGCGGCGGTACTCCGGATCTACGCTGTGCACCAAGTCCAGGATTTCGGCAAAGGTAATTGCAGTAGCGGACGCGGCGGTTTTGCCCAAAGTAGAACCCGTTACAACGCCTTGAGGCTGTGAAGATCCTGTACCGGTGGTGCAACTTTCGTTTGCAGCGCGTCCAAAGCGAGTTCCCATCAAGTTAGCGACATACGCCTCAATGTCAAATGCGCTATCCTGGATAAGCTCCTTTGAAAGCTTAATAAGATCGCGGTAAGTGTACGCACCAACGGCAACCTGTGCGAATGTAGTGTCTTGAACGGTCGCTGCGCTACCTTCGGCAACGAGTACCGCTTTCGCGCTCGTGTCGTTGTTAGTAGGGAAGTTCAAGGTATTTCCGGAATCCGTCAAAAGCAAATTTGCAACTTCCAAAACGCCGCCATAAGCCTTCATTGATTCAATGATCTGATTTGCAAGGCTAACGGGAACAGTAAATCCGCCCAAAGAATTAGTACCAGCGATTAACGTGTTGGTTCCACGTTTTTCCAAAATAGAACGCTCGGCATCTGTCATACGTGCCTCACCTTGAATCATGTATTTGCGGAAAACGGCGTTAAAGTCTGCGTTTACCTCTTCAGGATTGCGCTTATCATTTGCGCGACCTCCTCTCTCCTCGTTCTCATAAAATAACTCCGCTGATCGTTTTTCAGCTTCAAAAGCTTTTTGGCTGCGTTGAAAGGATTGGTAAGCTTCTTCCTGCTCCTTCTCAGCGCGGGCAAATGTTGCCTCTAATTCGGATTTGCGGACATCGGTAAGCCCTTCCACACTTAAAGCGGTGGCGGCGTCCCTCATTGCGGCTACTGCGTTGTCATGCCGCTTTTTTAGATCTTGGATTTGTTCTAAGGTCATCTTTTAAAAGTAATTGAATTTAAAAAAGCGGCCGCGTTTGCTTTCGCAATTGCCAACCGGATATTTATGTTTTGGTTTTTTGGAGCTTCAACTTTTTTTGCGCCCTCAAATGAACGCTTTGCCACTGTTGTATCTTGATAGGCTGGGAACGTAACCGGCGCAACGTCGTAAAGCGTGCCGCCTTTTAGTAGTTCCCTAACTTGTACTTTGCCGCCATAGATTGCCCGGTCGATCCACTCGTCCGGAATTTTGCCGCGTAGTTCATCCGGATCTAATTCGCTCCAATTTTCGTCTTTGACCGTAAATTGGAATGAGCTTTGGAATATGTCGCCGCGTTTAACCTCCTCATAAGTGTCGCGGCCTATTTGCGTGTCCGGTAGGTCAACTTCGTATTGCAGTCCCTTGTCATCGACTGTTAATCGGAGTGTATTGTTTGCGGTTCTACCAAGTACTAAATTCGAATCGTGGTTTTTTAGAGCTGCGGTTTTGGAAGTGTCCATTCCATCAAAAAAGGAACGGTTTACTTTCTCTAAGTACCAGCCCATTGAAGTATAAGTATCAAATATTGCAGCCGTACCGCCAATTCTCATTGAGCTGTCATTCTCTGCCCGTTGTTCGAGCGCTCCAATATTTGCAAGACGTATTTCCGCCTCTGATATTGTTCTACTGTTGTTGGTCATTGTTAGGCGCTTGTAAATTTTCAAGAGTAGTCATATTGACCTGAATATAATGTTTTTTACCAAGCCCGTCGGCGATTGGATTCATATTTTCAAGGCGGCGAACCTCGTCCAAGCTCATAACTCCCGCGTTTAACATTTGGGAGTAGTATTGTGCGCGTGCTTGGGTGTCGCCGCGTAACAAGGAATCAAGGTTAAAGCGGAAAAAGTAGTTAGCTCGATCCGATTTGCGTATAACGCGGCGGTTCAACTCGTCCTCAAAGTTCTTGACGATTGGTCGGATTGTGTGCGTTACGAACTCGATTGACTGGTGTTCGATATTGCCAAAAGTGGCGCGTTCAAGGTCGCCAATAAGATGAAGCGGAACTCCAAAAAAGCGGGCAATTTCGCGAACCGTCATATTTGACGATTCGATAAATTGTGCATCCTTAGGACTGAGCGCAATTTGTTGGAATTTAGCACCGCGATCTAATACGCCGATTGATCCCGTTTCTTTGTAGTTGCGCATCACGCGAAGGAAATTTTCCCTCATAAAGTCGGCCTGCTTTTGATCGAGTGGTATAGGAGTTTCTACAATCCCACGAAGGCCGCCGCCATTTTCGTACATCGCCGCGGCATAGTCGTTTGCAGCCAGCGCCATTCCAACGGATTCACGCGCATAGGTTAGCGGGCTTTTGCCCTCGATGCCGTCATCGGAGAAATTCCGAATGTGGAGGACTTCTCCGGAGTCAAGCGTTTCGCTTACTCCCTCGTTTGTGTTTTTGTAAAATATTTTTCCTTTGTAAAGGTACGGTTCGACAAAATCCGGATGGAGTATTTGGAATCCGGAAACGCGGCCGGTACGGTCAAACTTCAATTTGGCATACGCGTTGCCCCTCATCATCAAATGAAGCATAAACGTACTCCGCCAAGTGTAGGAAGTCATCCGGTCGTTAGGCTCAATACAAACCGCGTATTGTTCCGGAGTGCCTGTAATCTCTTCGGAGCCGTCCTCTAACTTCCTGTAAAATCCTAATTGAAGGCTTGCAATTGTGCGAGAAAGTAAGCTTACGCACGCGTAAACGGTGGATACTTTTAGCGCTGTTTCCGGATTGACCTTTTGACCGGCAACGGAAGGCCCGCCGTTTAGCCATTCGATAAACCAGCTTGAAGGATTCGACAACGTCGAGCGCTGTTCCGGTTTTGAGCCGATTAAGGCCTTGAATTGGTCAAATAGTGCCATTTGTGCAAATATGGTATGATATTGCACGTTTTACCGCTTTTTTTGGGTAACATTATAGCCGTTTAACCTTTTTTCGTTCGTTTTTTCGCATAATAGATAGGCATTTCCGGAAAACTCCGTAATTCTTGTATTTTTTACGCCCTTTTTTCGCAAAAAAAGCCTGTTCTAATTCATTATAAATCAAATACCGCGCCTTGTATGGTTCGTTTATACAGGCGTCATCATATTGTTTCTTAAATTCACGGGCTTCGACTAAACGCCCCACGCTTTTAAGGTATGTTTAAACGGTTGGCCTTCAATGCTTTTAACCAATTCCATCATTTGTAGGGCAATTTCACGGACTTCTACCTGAGCGTGTTTGTCGGCTCTTTGAGTGTAAAAATTATGGAAGGATCGAAGATTGAACATTACGTCAAAGGTTATCTGCGAATTATACAATTTAAAATACCTTGCCGACTCTTTTGCGCGCTTTCTGCCAAGTTGCGGCGTTAGCTGCTTAACCGCTTCGTGGTATAGCGCGTTTGATAGGTTGCTAAATAATGATAAAGCGCTGCCCCAGTTGTAAGGTTCGTGTAGTTGCTTAACAAAAAACTCGTGAACCTCCGGATCTGTTATTTCATCATAATTCAATTGAGCGTGCTTGAAATCCACCGGAACGAATACTTTGTCTTCTTTCAACTCCTTGTAACGCGCGCTTTCAGCGTTTACGCTGCTAATTCGATGCTTTAAAAAGTGGATATGCGTTGCAATGTCGGCCGTAACCAAAAAATGCACCATTCCTTTTTCGAAGGGCGTCCCGTGCGGAACCGGATCGGCACTCCAAAGTTGATTGATTAGCGCTGGTATTCGTTCGCGTTTTTCATCCGATAGTTCGCGGCTCGTTGAAGTCCAAGCGCTTAACGCGATTGTTTCGTCCGATCCGTAATAGCCTAATAATTCAACTTTGTTTGCGTTTATCATAATATCGTGAATACGTTGTAATTCGTGTTTATTTCGTCCTTGAAAGTAACCCATTGCCCTAATGCCATAACGAGCGCAACAATTCCATCCACTTTACCAAATGCCTTGTCTTTGACAACCTTAATGTTGTCGGATGGATCGCGTTGAACTACTGCGTTAGATGCCATCCACCGTAGTACCTGGTTCCCTCCGTGCTGTATTTGTCCGCCTTTAATTAATCGCTCCAATTCCTTTGTGGGAGCCGACATTGATAAAAAGCCCTGACCGAATGGAGAAACAGTTATTCCGGAGTCGGTTAGGCGCTTGGAAACTTGACCGGCGCCGTATCGGTCGTAGGCGATGGAGTGAATTTTAAACTTTTGCGCGTCGTCATCAATTTGCTTTAAAATGTAGTCGTAGTCGGTGACGTTTCCAGGAGTTGCGGTTAGTTCGCCTGCTTCGATCCATTTAAGGTATGGGAATCCGCGAAGCTTTGTGACCTTTATCGCTTCATCTTCGGGAACCCAACATCGAAATAATATCTTTATTTTTTCGCCTTCGTTTTCGGGTGGGAACAACCAAATAAGCGAACAAGTATCTGAGGTGGATGCCAAGTCAAGCCCACCAACGCAAGAGCGGCCAATTAGCTCCGACTCTGTGACAATCTCGGCGCCTTGCATCCAGTCGGCATCGTCAATCCAATTATCTAACGACGTTACCCAAGCATTTAGATTTTTGGTTAGGAAGTTATTTTTTGCGGTGGTTCCTTCCGTGAGCGCTTTTGATAGCTCTCGGCGTAAGTAGTCGTAAGAGATGGAAACGCCAAGCGAAGGATTTGCCTTTTTCCAAATGCGCTCGTCCTGCCAGTCGTCATCTTGGTCAATGTCGAATATCAAAGGGAATATTCCTGGATTCGGTATAACTCCATCAAGTATTTGTTTGCAGGTTTTTTCAAACGTCGCGCAAACTCCATCCGGATTTTTGCCGGCAGTCGTAATTACCCAAATCAAAGGGCTTTTGCGCGCGCCCATTCCGGATTCAATTACGTCCATCATATCGTTATTTGGGTGGGCGTGGTACTCGTCACAAATTCCGTAAAAAGGATTTGTTCCATCCTCAGATTTTGAATCCCTGCCCAAATACGACGTAAATCCATTGGCGTCCCGATCGGATATTGAATGAGTATAGACGCGAACCTTACTCGAATAGGTTGGCGACTTAGCACACAATAAACGCGTCATTGCTTGCTGCTTCCTAAATCCGATAGTCGCTTGTTTTTTGGCGGTCGCAAACCAATATACCTGCGCGTCTCGTTCGTATTTGTCGAAGCGATGCCCGTAGATGCCAATTCCCGATAAAAACTCGGTTTTTCCGTTTTTACGGGCGATTTTGATATATACTTTAAAATATCGGCGCCAATCATTGCTCTTTACCTTCCATCCATACACGCACCACAAAGTAAAAGCCTGCCATCCGTGAAGGTCAAACGGTTTCCCGCGAAAATTACCCTCTGAAAATTGGATGTGTTCAAAGAACTGCAAAATGTGCATCGCGGCGGCCTCGTCAAAGTAGTAAGGGTAATCTTTGGCTTTTGCCGCTTCCAAGTCTGCCACGTGTTGAGCTACTAATTTGCGCGCCCACGAACTAAACACCGATTCCGGATTGAGCCCTTCGGAAATAAAGTCATCGACTAATTTGCGCGCCTCCTCTGCTTTCATATCAAATCGCTTAACGGATCGTTCTTGACTTCCGACGCTCCAATACTTGTACGGCTTACCGGATCGAACCCAAACCGACTACTTATCTTAATCATATTTGCCAGCGCTTGATCCTGAATCTTTATGTACAAAGATACCATCTTAGTATTTCCCTTATTTGTAGAATCGAGCATATCTCCCGGCTTTTTAAGTCCGCTTGTTTCGAGAAACTCAGTCGCTCGGTCGTACTTCATTTTTTCGACGCAAAACGATTCTACTAATGCAAGATCGGCGGCGGTTAAAATTCCCATCTCGCAAAGATTAGTACATTGATCGTACCAAATACGATGCGCGGATTCCGGTAGCGATGGAGGCGGAGTTGGAATTGTTGTTATTTGTCGGGCGATTGGTTGGCCCGGATTGACGCGGCTTTTTTTCAGCGTGCCGCGTTGTTCTTTGACTTTGTCCGGTAACTTTCTCATGTTTTTACGGCTTGTTTAGATTTAATCTTAATACCATAGGCCCAAAACACTGCCCGACCCTACGAAAAGTGGCAGCGGCGGTGTTGCCCAGGATCGTGTAGAGATTAGAACCCCCCATCCCCTTGACGTTTGCGCCCGGTGTGGGCCTCTCTTCCTGACTTAATAGCGTGGCAACTATCGCACAACGTTTGCAGGTTAGATATATCCCATTTAGAGCCGCCCTCGTTGATTGGCGTAATGTGATCCACTACCGTACCAACGACAAACAATCCATTCCCATCGCATGCAACGCAAAGCGGATTGTTATCTATAAAAGCGCGGCGATACTTCCTCCACGCTTGGGAGTTGTAAAACTCGTTGTTATTATTGCGCCGCCTCTCTTGAGCTTTCCTTTCGGGCTGCCACGGTCGCGGCTGATGCTTTGTTATTCGTGTCATTGTATAGTCTGTTTAATAATGCCCGCAATACTTTGCAGCGTTGCGAGCGTGTTACCCTGTGTTACCGTAATATCGTCCTTACTTTGCATCCTTGCTTTGCATTTGCTCTTTATATCCTTTTCGCCTTCGTTCGTTCAAATCAACGCCGCGTTTCCTTCTTGCTTCTGCATACTCTCGCTTACTCCACTCGTTTGCCTTAAACATAAAGCCAGTGAGCATACATAGTCCGGATTTTGCGTTGAGTACTTCAATGCCATTCTTTATTACAAATATAGGTTCTTTACGTTCACTCATAATACAAAAACCCGGCACGCCTAAACGCACCGGGCAACTTTAACTAACTAACCAAAAATATGAAAACTCAAACTAAAATCTTTTAAGGTAAAAGGAGCGCGACTCGTTCGCCACGCCCCTACAAAAAACATTCTTTCACACGTCAAGGCGCCGGAATCGAACCGGCAGCGGGTGAAAAATACTTCTCAGTGTGAGAGATAAGCCGCTAACCGTTGCCCTGATATTTGGGAGCCTCATTTGACTCCCGTTGTTTCCGCAATCTTACGACAGCTTTAACGGTTGCCTTACCACTAATGTCGGTTTTACCGGTGGAAGAGTGATGCTGTCACTAATGATCTTTGGAGCG